TTTTATCCGCGGGAGGAAAACAAATGTTTTCCTCTAGTATATGGCACTGTATGATACCCTGATTCTTGTGCTGGCTCTGACGATGATCCTCATCGGTCTCCAGGCTTTCCTGGACCCAGACCGGCGCAAGGTGGCGTCTGAGGTACTCAAGGCGACGTTCCTGATGGTCACCGGCCTGTACTTTTTGTACTTTTGGTACACGGAAGTTACCATCTCCACAGGCAACAAGGGGACTTATTCTTATTAGACATGTATTCATAAATAGTCTCAAAAGATCTGGACTCACTTAACAGTTTTGCGTTACCCCCGTACCACCCCATAACGGTCCGTGCGTCTTCGGGTGATAATTCAAAGGAACAAAGATCCTCCAGGAGGTCCATGGGTGTTGCGTATTCTATCTTTTGAATTTTGATAAAAATTCGTTGAAGTGTTACGTGACGAGCACGGTCCAAGACTTCCTCTATACTCGCCCCCGGGTTCATCGTCTGAATGTGCTTGACAAGAGCGGGACCCGTCAAAGAGTCCATTTATTTTGTAATAATATATAAATGGCTGACTCTAAGTCGGATCTCGCATTCATGGTCCTTTTGGTTCTCATTTTGAGTGCATTGGGTGTCAGCAACTTTGTTGAGGCAAGCAGCAAGGGTCAGAACCGTATGGGTCAGCGTTTCTTTGCGCTTTTGTACCTTGTGTTTGCCCTCGGTCTAATTGTATATAAAATAAGCCACCCCTAGAATGTTACTATGAAACACCTCCTGGGGTACATTGATGGTGTGTGGATCGCACGTTCCGAACACCTCGAGAATATTATGAATCGGATCGCTGAAAGGTGCGGGTTTACAGTCGTTTCCCGAGCTTTTCACCAATTCGAACCTCACGGAACAACGGGGGTCCTTGTGCTTGCCGAGAGTCATTTCTCGGCCCACACGTATCCCGAACGAAACACGGTTTATATAGACGTGTTTTGCTGTTCAGAAGAATTTGACCCTGAATACTGTTCGGCCGTCATTGAACAAGAGTTCTCGGCACTTTCGGGGACGTGGGAGGTTGTTTCGCGCTAATTTTCGTTTCGACTCCAGGGGTGTGGATACACTCTTGGGGCCGAAGCCCGGGTGAACCCGGTAGGCCGTTTTTAAGGTTAAAACACAAATATAGCAAATATGGGAGGATTTAGTTTGAAAATGCGAGACCGCCCATGCCAGACTGGATGCGCAGGATGTTGTAGTTCACAGCGAACATCTTCTGCAGAGGGGTGGTGTAGTTGCCCTTCATGTTGATAGCCACCTGGGCGTTATCAATGCGAGAGAAGTTGCACGTGCCGGTGGGCTGGTGCTCCTCGGGCTGCAGCGCGAAGCTGTAGCAGTAGATGCCGGGGTATGGCACACCGGAGTGGTACACGTAGGGCTGGTACTGGTTGAAGTACTTGCCCTGCTGCTCCTTGAAGCGGTCCTGACCGTTCAGCACCAGCTTGAAGTTGTACAGGGGGCCGACCTCCACGGCGTAGCCAGAGCCGGTCGTCACGTTGGAAGAGCCCTCCTCGACCCAACCAATGTTGGAGGTCAGACCGGCGGTGGCACCAGTCAGGGCGTACGTGTTGGCAAACACGCGGGGAGCGCCCAGAGTGTGGGGCAGGGCAGCACCCGCCAGGGAGGGAGTGCACGCGCAGGTCACGTTCACGTTGGCCGCGCTGGTCGAGAAGTTCCACAGGCTGTTGTACGCAGTGGAAGTGGTGTTGGTGTAGCACCAGATCAGCTCCTTCACCGGGTGGTTGAAGGACAGACGGATAGTCTGGGCACCCTGGGGGCTGCTAGACAGACCGCCGGCGGTGGCCGTGATGCTGTCGCCACCGGTGTGCTGCACCTGCTCGATCAGGTACTCGTGGCCCTTCTGGGCGAAGCGGCGGCGCTCCTCAGTGTCCAGGTACACGTAGTTGGCCCACACCTCGAACACGGCACTGGTGCCGAAGTAGCTGGTGAAGTAGCTGGTCAGGTCGAAGTCCAGGCGCACCTCGTGGTACTGCAGGGCGATCAGGGGCAGGTACAGGCCGGGGTTGCGGTTGAAGAAGAACAGCAGGGGCAGGTACACGCTGTTGGGGTTCACGGTGTCGTAGAAGGCGGAGCTGGAAGAGGTCATCTTGCCGTAGTTGATCTTCTCGCTCTCGGAGAGGAACAGCTCGGCGTACAGGCGCCACCAGGTCTGGTAGTGCTTGTCAATGCGCTGACCACCGATGGTCAGCTCAATGTCAGCCACGGAGCGCTCGGCCACCCAGTTCATGTCGATGTTGGCGTTGGTCGAGGTCAGGTTAGAGCTGTTCAGCTGAGTGGGCTGCAGGCGGATGTACATGTCGCCGACCAGATCGCCGTTGCGGGCAATGGTCACGGACACGCGGCCACCGTTGGAGGGGGTGCCGTTCACCGTCTGCTGGATGTTCTCCATCGCAAAGTTGGTGTGGCGCTTGTACACAGCCTGGAAAAAGGTCACCTTGGGCTGGCCCGTCAGGTACACGTCCTGCGCGCCGTACGCAACGAGCTGCATAAGTCCACCTGCCATGATCGCTTGGTACTAGTACCCAAGAAAATAATTCACACGGCTTTCCATTTAAACCCACCTGCCGACCGCCCCACACCTTTGCAACACTTGCTTATAGATCGCGAACCACTATTCGTAGCCAAGGTAGCCTCCTGTATAGTATCGTACTCGGCTACCAACGTCTTCCCATCAAACGACCATTGTTGAATCTTGTTAAATTTGAGAGGTTTATTTGTCCGAACATCTTCAAAGTTCACAAACTTCCATTGGAACCCTCCGGCCGTTTTGCGTTCCCCTTTGCAAACCTTTGTTATATGACTTCCATCCGCCTCAGACTCGCGCACCGCCTCCTCGACCGACTGGAACGTCCTGAGAAGTTCATTTCCGTCTTTTGACCATTGTTGAACCGCCTTGACATTCGCCTCTTTCAAGAGTTCACGGGCATCTTCTGAATGGTGCTTTCCAAACATAAAGTGTCGTTCACCTGATCTCACAGAACTCATCAACTCTTTCGTGTCTTCGTGAAGCACTTTGTTCCTGTTCCCACCCGTCTCATTGTTGTACCCGTTCGGTGCAAGTGTTCCACGACGAGAAATCTCCTGAATTTCCAACTCATCGAGACGTTCTTTCCAGTTTCCTTCTTTTGGAAAACTGTAAAGAATTTCGATCGTAAATTGGTCCCACCCATAGAGCCGGATCGCGTTGTACAAATGCCTCTTGCGTCCGTTATTCACATCTGAAATGTGACCGTTCAGTCGGACTTGAAAGTCGTCCTGAGATGTCTGACCTATGTACTCCCTATAGGGTTCGAGTTTACATTTTATAGAATACACAAAGGGCATACACTACTATGAAGACCCTAGATTTCTTTAGTTGGCGAACGCGACACCGCCGAGACCAGATTGGATACGAAGGATGTTATAGTTGACGGCGAACATCTGCTGGTTCAGGGAAGGCATACCAGTCTTCAGGTTTACGGCAATTTGGGCCATGTCGATGCGGCTAAAGTTGCACGTACCACTTGGCTGCAGCTCCTCGGGCTTGAGGGCGAACGAATACACGTAGATTCCCGGGTACGGAATGCCCGAATGGTACTGGTACGGCTGGTACTGGTTAAAGTATTTTCCATACTGAGGCACGAACCGGTCCGTACCGTTCAGAATGATCTTCGCCTGATGAAGAGGCCCAACCTCCTGGCCGAACGCCGCATTGCTTGATGCAATCGGGATACCAGACTCGACCCAGAAGACGTTTCCAGACAGAACGTTCGACTGAACTGAGATGGTGTTGCCAGACGTGACGTTGCTTGCGGCGTTCACGTACAGAGGGGTCGAAAAAGGAGATGGAACATACAGGGCTGGAGCACCCACGTGCGCCGGGGAGAATGGAGCAAGGGACCCTGCAAGCTTGGACGGGTCCACGGTCACGTTCACGTTTGAGGTGCTAGAAGAGAAATTCCACATAGAATTAGGGTTCGAGGACGGGGCGGGATTCTGGTAACACCACACGAGCTCCTTGACGGGGTGGTTATACTGCATACGGATCACACTTGGTGTGTTCTCGTTGGTCGAGCCGACTGGATCAGCATTCACGTGCTGGACCTGCTCAATCAGGTACTCTGAGGGCTTCTTGGCAAAGGTGTCGCGCTCGGTCGTGTCCAGGTACACGTAGTTTGCCCACACGGCAAAAGGGTTCGTGCCAAAATAACTGGCGTACTGGGGGCTGATGCTAAAGTCAATCCGGACCTCATGGTACTGGAGAGAGATCAGGGGCAGGTACAGACCCGGGTTGCGATTGAACCAGAACATCAGGGGCAGGTACACATAGCTTGGAGAGGTGATGGAGTTGGACGGAGATGGGCACGAGGTCAGCTTTCCATAATTCTGCTTCTTCGTGTCATTCAAGAACACCTCGGCGTATAGACGGTACCACAGCTGATAGTGCTTATCGATGGACTGGCCGCCAATAAAGACCTCAACGGACGAAAAAGCACGTTCGGCGACCCATGCCATATCGGCAACGCTATTATTCGTTGTCAAGTTGGACGTGTTTGTAGGAGTTGGCTGAAGGACCACGAACATATCACCGACCAGGTCGCCTGAGCGGGACAGGGTCACGGAGGTCAGACCACCCGGGGTCAGGGCACCGGCCACGGTCTGCTGCACGGTTTCCATAGCAAAATTGGTGTGACGCTTGTATGCCGTCTGGAAAAAGGTCACCTTGGGATCACCGGTCAGGTACACATCGGACGCGCCGTAGGCGACAAGTTGCATAAGAGCGCCACCAGGCATTTACTATCAACTGCGAAAATATTCAAGACCTTTTTCCTACAAGAATAATACAAATGTCTCGGCCACGTGCACCCCCACCCAAAATTGTTCAGCAGGAGCCCGAGGAGATTGAGGAGGATGAGGAGGATGAGGAGATGGAGGAGTTTGATGAGGGTATGGATATGTTCGAGGCGCTGGGGAGTCTGCTTGCGACGGAGGACGGTGAGACCATCGCAACCGCCCTGGTTGGTCTGAAGGATGCTGCCGAGAAGATTGCGTTGAACATGGAAATGCAGAACAAGGTTCTGGTCAAGATTGCAGCTGCGTTGAACAAGATGGTTCCCGTGTCGGCCCCCGCGTCTGATGCTTGAAAGGGCGCTTAAAAAAGTCTCGCGTTATTTCATCAATGTCTAAGGCGTCCACACAAAAGAAGACTCCTCCTCAGCCGGATGGAAGTGTTTACCAGAAAGAAATCAACTCGTGGACTGCTGATGATTTGCACAACAAGCTGAATGATTGTGAGCGAAATTTGTTCCTAAATTTGCAAAACACAGACAGACGTCAGGAAATATATTCAAAGTTGGCTTCCAAGTGGCTTCCGGCAAGTCCCCGCCGGGACGAGTATGGTCTTCCTATCGATATTGACAAGGAAGATCTCGAGCGTATGCTTGAGAAGAAGCGCATCACAGTGAACATTTGTGGCTACATGCTTGCCCGTGCCGAGCTTTTGGAAATTACCAAGTCCGAGACGGAGGATATTAATGGAGATAAGATGAGTTTTGAGCGCCGAATCAAGCGATTCCGCGAGTGTTACAAAAAGGTCGTAAACAAGTTTATCGAAAATGATTCAGAGTACAAGATGTTTAATCAGCCCTTGGTCGAGAACCCCGACGTAGACTTTGACCTCGGCGAAGCGACGAGTCCGTATCAGAATTTGCTCATTTACCTCCTCAAACAGGCGTACAAGAATGGGTACCGGAGATACAAAGATCAGTGTTGCAAAGAGATTCGGAACACGCGAGCCTGGAAGCCGGTCAAGGAGATTAAGGACTTTGTGTATGACGAGACTCAAAAAGAGGATAACGCCGAGATGTGGATGAATTTGACGAATCGCGGCGGCATGGCCAATGACGTGATTCGACACTTGACGAACTGCAAGGATATTCAGTTTTCTGAAATCAAAAAGGATCGCCACGTCTGGTCCTTTGAGAACGGTCTGTTGGATGCTCGGCCGATCGATGAGAACAGGAACCCTGAGACGGGAGCGCGTCAGTTTACGTTTTACGAGTACACTTCAAAAGAGTTTCACGAGTTGGACCCGGAGCTCGTGTCGTGCAAGTACTTTGACTTGCCGTTTGACCCGTGTCATGACGTGGAGGATTGGTATCACATCTCAACACCCAACTTTCAGAAGGTTCTGGACTACCAGAGGTTCGACGAGTCCGTGTGTCGCTGGATTTACGTGTTCATGGGCCGTTTGTGTTATGATGTCAACGAGTTGGACGGGTGGCAAATCATTCCGTTTCTCAAAGGTATTGCGCAATCGGGAAAGTCCACGTTGATTACCAAGGTGGCGCGCAAGTTTTACGAGTGCGAGGATGTATCGACGCTCTCGAACAACATCGAGAAGAAGTTTGGTCTTTCGAGCATTTACAAGGGGTTCATGTTCATCAGTCCTGAGATCAAGGGGGATCTCCAGCTCGAGCAGGCCGAGTTTCAATCGCTCGTGTCTGGTGAGGACGTCTCTGTGGCACGCAAGTGCGAGTCGGCCATCAGTATTCAGTGGAAGACGCCTGGCATCTTGGGTGGAAACGAGGTGCCCAACTGGAAGGATAACTCCGGGTCGATTCTGCGTCGTTTGGCGACCGTGAACTTTGGCCGACAGATTGCGCCGGACGTGGCGGACCCGCACTTGGACGAGAAGCTCGAGCTTGAGTTGCCTGCGATTCTGTGCAAATGTCTTCGCGCGTATTTGGATTATGCGCACAAGTACGCCGACAAGGACATCTGGAACATCCTCCCTGGGTATTTCAAGCAGATCCAGAACCAGATTGCGACAGTCACGAACGCGCTCCAGCACTTGCTGTGTTCCGAGAAGGTCCGGTTTGGCAAAGACTTGTGCGTACCTCAACGCATCTTTGTGGAGCGGTTCAATCAGCACTGCAAAGAGAATATGCTCGGGACGTTCAAGTTCAATCAGGACTTTTACGCAGGGCCGTTCAGTTCGCGCGAGATAGAGGTCCGGACCGAGTCTCGAATTTGGAATGGAAATTCGTATTCGTCTCAGCCGTTCATCTTCGGAGTTGACTTTGTGGAAAATTAAAATTGTATCATATCAGAATGAATCAAACAGCGGCCGCCCGAAAGATCCAGGAGATGTTCCGGCGGAAGCTTATCTTTACAAATAACCAGCGTGCATATAAGCTGTCAAAGTCTGTGATTACGGCCAAGATTGTGTCATTCAAATTACCGACCAACTGGCGCCTCGTGTTTGCGTCCGAACCGTCAGGCTTCTCGGAGATTGTTGGATACAAAGGCCAAAGTCCCGTCATACGGTGGGACAGTGCGTCAAAACGTTGGCTCGGTGACGAGGCGGGTGTGACCAAGCTCGTGGCCAAGTACCGCGCTGTCACCATCGTCTTGTCCGATAAAGGCTTTGACGTGCTTGGTACGGGAAATCACGAACAGGCGCTCTTTGCTATTGTCAAGAGCGGATGGGCGCCCAAACTTCTCTTGAAGGCGCCACCGACATACAAAAAGATTGACGGCATGTTCCACGTCAACAGACATTTTGAACTCAAGGAACTCGTGCAATGGCTCCGGACACTTCCAGACAGTATACTCGAGTCTGTTCGCGCCAGCGGAAAAGAGACTGGGGTTGGCGGCGTCCCTGCCGTGATTCTGAAACTGAAGAAACCCAAGTGGACATACCAGTTTTTCGAGAATGGAACGGTTCTTTGGTCTGGAATAAAGGATCCCAAAGATGTCGAGATGCCCAAGGAGCTCTTGAAACAGTTCCTGAGCCCGACGTACGGCATAGCACCCGCCTTTGTGCTCGACTTGACGAAACGAGCCATGCTCACACGGCCCCGGCGCAAGGCCAGCGACACGACGGGCCGACTCGCCGAGCGATACAAGTTGGCTGGTACGTGGAACAAGCTCAAACCAGCACCCGAAGGGTATTATATTCGCCCAGGAACAGATGGGAAGCCGCGTCTGTACCCGTGGATCCTGTTCGAGACCCGGGGTGGCGCCACGTACGGTGAAATGGGAGGGAACATCGTTCGCATGAACGTTCCTATTCGCCAACTGAACCTCAAGGCGGTTGCACCCAAGGTGTTTGAGGCGTTCAAAAAGGCCGGGAAGCCCATCCCTGCAGCGACGGCCAAGGTGTTTGAAGATGCAGGGTACCCCCTGGGTGAAAAGGTGTCGACGGAACCCGCCTTGAAAAACCGGAGAGCACCAAGTTGGAACGCAACCAAGCCCGGGTTCTACGTGCGTCCGGGGCCGGGCAAACAGCCGTATTGGTTCGCAATTCCAAAAGGAATTGACTCTGGACGTAAGACTGTGATAAAGACCTATGCGGCTACAGGACGAAACATCCCCAAGGCGGTTCGTGAGATATTTAAGATTGGAAATAATGTCAAAACGGAGGCGGCGGGTGGTGGGAAGCACGTGGTCAAGATGGGCTTGAACGGGGTCCTGCATATCAATGACCGACAGGCGACCCGTCTGACCAAGGCCGAACTTTTGGCCGTTGCACGCAACCTAAACATTGCACAGGCCACGAAAAAGATGGCACCGGGTGCGCTCATAGCACTCATTCAACGCAAAACGGGTGAACACAGACCAAACAGGTCTTTTGACGTTCATGTGGGTGGTATATATTACTCGATACTGAACAACGGACGCGTTTCACGAACAACGGCAAACGGGATACAGACACAGCGCGAGTGGGTCACACTTCCTGCTGCCGAGCGCAACCTGATTGCCAAGGCGGTGATTCCTTCGCAGTACCATGCCGAGTACAACAACATGTCCCTTGCAAACAGGTTCGAAGCGGTTCGAACTTTTGCTGTCGGAAAACGACCGAACAAGGCCAAGACGCCGACCAAGGCGGTGGTGCCAGTGGTGGCCAAGGCGGCGAGCGTCGAGTCGAACAATTTTGAACTCGAATTGGAATACGCCGTCCGTGTTGCTCAGAATCTCGGGAACCTGTACAAGAAGGGGAACGAACAGGCGTTCATAAACGCGTACAAGAAACTCCCCAAGGGTGCGCGTGGTAAACCACTCAAGCCAGTCGTGAACAAGGCGTACAAAGCCTTTCTCAAGAACCTTAAGACTCGGAGGGCAAACGAAGGACCACGGAACGCATATCGCAAAGCAATTCCAGTTCCAAATTGGTTACCAGCCAACAAGGTGAATGCATACAAGACCCTCGTGACCAACCTGGCGTTCCAAAAGCCGAAACCCAAGGTGGCAAACTTCAAGGCGGCCGTCAAGACGTGGTTGAACACACAAGTGCCTCAGAGCCCAGCCCGGGCGGCGCGCCAGGTGGAGAATGCCATCACAGGTGAGAAACGCATCATACCCGCATACGTTCCCAAGAAGCGCACGTCACCTGTTATACCAAAGCTGCCGGTGGCCCCTAAGAAGGCTCCGAAAGAGCCAAAGGTTAGGAACCCTGTATACTCCCCCATAAGTCTCAATATGATAACAAACACGATGAACAGGTACAAGTTGAATTACCGTCGCCAAAAGGGATGGACGGTTCAAGAGTTTGTGAATGCGATTAAAAAGAAGAACAAGTCCGTGAATGAGAGTGCACTCAGGGCCTTGTGGAACGCAGAGGTTGTGCGTAAAGCGCGTGCAACGGGCGCGGCGGGTCGGATCAAGCGTTGAGAGACCAGTTCCGCATGAACTGAGATCCCCGGAGCGGACAAGTCCTTCGGACTTGGACTGCTCTCACACACATTTGAGAACGTCAAACACCTTGTAAAGCATGTTGTACAACTCAATTTTGTTTTGAATTTCAGAAGGCTTGATAATTTCCATCTCGATTTGATACGTCGTGTCCTCATCCGAGTCCTTATCATCGGGATTGCCCTTGATGATAGACATGTCTATACTTAGGTTCTTCCGAACAAACGACCAACGCTCCTTGGTCTTTTGCTCAGTACTGGTCTCCTCGCCATCATACTCCCAGGGAACTTCGGTACTCACGCCCAGACGCACGTCTAGAGGTTGTTCAGCTAACTCCACGTCATTCACAGTCACACGGGTCTTCACTTGACCCACTTGCTCATCCGTCTCTTCGTTGACGGTCAGACGTTTGAAGGACCTGTGGTCCGCTCGGGAACCAGAGGTTCCCTCGCCACCGTCAAAGTAATACACGGTTGCGTTCATATGGTTCTTAGACTCCCACCCCTCGTACTTGTTGAGAGCCGCAAGAACCTTCTTGAACGTGGTTTCACCAACGTTGGTATCAAACTTGGAACCCGAACGCCGCCCGAACCGAATCTCAATCTCCACATTGTCCTTGGTCTTGTGCGACTCAATCACGGACTCCCACTTGTCAAACAGAGTCTTGGCCATGGGGTTCGCCTCGGGACGAATTTGCATTTTGTCTTAGAGATACAACGCGCAGTGTCTCTAAGGCACAATGCGAGGTCTATGGAACCTTGGCAATTCGTGCTATTTC